TTATCGTCTGCTACATAAGACAAAAACTCTTTGGCCTTTGGTATGTACCAGTCAATAAATTCTTGATCGTATTGCACCAACTCCGTATGTAATTCCTCTGGAGTCCATACAACAAAGTGTGCTGCAACTGCATTTTTATATCCATTTGCTTGTGCTACTAACATTTGAATTTGCATTTGTACCCAATACCTATCTGGGATAGTTGGATAAATTTTTTGTGTAAACGGACATTTTATTTCTACAGGTATGCCATTTAAAAATGCATCTGCACTTGCACCTATAGGTAAATCTGGATGCACAATTAATTTATTACCATTCTCACAAATGTCATTCATATGCCTTTCAAAAGTTCTTAATGCATCTTCTTCATGATCATTACCCCATTGAGTTGCTTCATTACCCTCAAAAGGTTTTTCTCGGAAAGTTTTTTCTCTCCAAAGTTTTTGCCTTTCATAGACTGCACCCCATGCTTGAGATGCAGTTATGATATTGTGCCTACGATTATCTTTAAGATGTTTGTTTGAGCTCATTAGCAAAATCCCTTAATTCAGATTGTTGTACATCTGGTAATTCAAAAAATGCTTGTTTGAGTGCACCAACTGCATGAGCTTCTTCTAAAGTTTCTTTTGCCTTCTTTAGTTCGGCTTGTGTAGATGGCTTGTTAACAGCACTGTTGTCTTTGCTGTCTGCATCTTTTGTATCATCCAGAAGTAAAAGGTTTCCTAATGCATACTTCTTTGCATAACTGCTGCTAGATCCAAAACTCTGACTGATATCCATACCCTTGCGAGTTGGATTAATACCAGCCTGTGCTTTAACACTAATAGCATTTTCACCTATCTGAAAAACTGCTGTAGCTTCTACATACATATAATTACCTACCTCTTTAACTTCGTCAGTAATTAATAACAATGCATTGTGTTTAGCTAGTAAAGGTTTTACAGCTTCTAAAATATCTTCTGCACTTCGGTAATTATAATTACCAAATTTATTTAACTGCCCTTTTGGTGCTTTAAGCTCTTGCTGAATTTCCATTAATTCTTTCATTTAAGTCTCCTTTGTTTTAGATGCCATGACTAATTCCTCATAGGCATCTGGGTTCAGTTCTTTAATCATACCTAGAACAGAGTTTGCTCCAGAGTCTAGTACGATTTCTGCAAAATTACTAATTGCAAAATGTTGGTTAGCTTCTTCCATTATTTTTTGTTCCATTTTAATTCTCCTTTGTTATTAATATCTTTCATCCCAAACACCAGTTTCTTTGTCGTAGATCCAGTTGTCAGGATTATCTTGGTACTCTTTTGCTTCTTCTTCAGCATCTCGTCTTTCTTGTGCTGCGTTAATTGCATCGTCTGCAATTCCGTTCCAATCAATTCTGCCTAGATATTGAGCAATTTGATATGAATTAAGTTGATCTTCAACACTTTCCAGCCACATATCTTTTAGTGCATCTACTGGTGAGTATTGTGCGTTTTCAATATCTGTTTGGTAAGTATAGTCATCTGCTATTTCAGCTACGATGTCTAGTCCTATTAAGTTAGCGATTGCTTTGTTGTCTGTTAGTATCATTTTGTTTCTCCTTTGTTGTTTATATTTCTATATTACACTATTGCAAGTGAGTTGCAACAATTATTTGCACAAGTAACTTAATTAATTTATACTTCTGGTTATAGTGTTATTTCACACTTACAAAGGAGTTGTTATGAGAGTTATTTTATTGATGTTGTTAAGCGGTAGTTTGAGTGCTGAAAGTGTTTGGACTGATGATGGATCTTTGGTTATTATTGATGCACCAGATTCAATTGTGTATATAGATAATGAGGGTTCAGTAAATTATGATGTTGAAGTATCTGATAATGAATCAACATTTATTTATGGAACTGATAAATTAACAGTTTGTCAGCCTACTGCAAATGGTAGTATTTGTTACTAATAATAATGAGGAATTAAAAATGGAAGATAGCATAAATCCTGAACATTACAAAAAAGGTGGCATTGAGACTATAGAATACCAACAAGCTAAAATGAGTAAAGAAGAATTTTATGGTTACTTAAAAGGCAATGCTCTCAAATACATTAGTAGGGAAGGATTAAAGTCTGAAAAAATTATAGACAAGATAGATGATTGCAAAAAAGCAATATGGTATCTTGAGCAAATGATTAAAGTTCATCAAACAGAATTAAAAATTTTGGAGGTTAAAGCCAAAGAAGATGAATGGATAGATGACGAATTGCATGACGAAGATTAATTTAAACAAACCACATCCATGCCATATATGCAAAAAAGAAGGAAAGTTTTTTTATAAAAAATGGTGGTGTGGGCATGACAAATATTTAAAAGGAGTTTGTAATGACAAAGGGAAAAGAGACACTAAAGAAAAATAAAAACGAATGGAAGGAACATAAATTTGTTTGGGAGGGTTATACATATTTTATAATGAGCAAGGACAAAGAATTTCATATTGTTCATGAACCTACAGGAAAGATTGTTACAAAGGGGGAGTTATGAAATACGAAAAATTAAAAAATCAAACTAATCTACATTGGTATAATTTAAAAGATGGCAGGAAATTACAAAGATTTCAAATATCAGAAATGATTTATGCTTTGTTTGATGGAGGAAAGGAATTGACTATTCAAGATGTAGCAGAAAATGTTGGAATAGAAGAAACTACATCAGCTCATATTATTAGAAGTTTATGTATTAAAGATTTATTAGTAAGAAGAAAAACTCAAAGAAACACTGTATATTCCAAGAAGATTGATTGTGCATTAGCTACAATGTTTTACCCAAAAGAAATACTAGACAACTTCAAAGTTAAAAGTAAAAAATCTCATAAGATGGATGATGGAAAAAATGTTTCATACCCACAAGCTACCCCTCATATGTATGGATGTGTAAACACTATTTATGAAGGTGGTGAGTGAGGATTAGTCGCCTTATGATTATACTAGACGATTGGTCTAGGTGGATGAAATCAGATAATCATGGACTAGGTTACCCAAGCAGAACCAGTTATTTTTCTACTGGTGGTGAGTCTACATCGGAAGTGTTTGAGGATATGGTATCTAAAACTGATATGAATAATATTAAGATTGTTGATGCCGTAATAGATGGTCTTTCTGATACTCAAAAAGCAGCAATTTACTATCGGTTTCTTGGAGGCAATAAACCTGTGTTTTATGAGAGACAACTTGATTTAGCTATGGATAATTTATTAACTATTGTGGCAAAAAGAATTTATGCCTAATTTAATTTTATACATTAGTAGAGATCAGTTACAAAAAGCTAAAGATGTACAGATTGAATTTGATAGACAAAAGACTCATAACAAGTTTAAGTGTAAAACAAATTACATTGGATATTTAGGTGAGCTTGTATTTAATGAATATTTAAAAACAACTCCGCACAAGTTTGAGTGGATTTGTTTTACAAAGAAAGAATGGAATAGTCCTGACTTTATTATTAATGGTAGAAGTGTTGATCTAAAAACTACCTTTAGTGATTCTATGTGGATTCAAGATGAAAAGTTTGACACTTATGTATATGCACAAATAAGTGAAGATGAAACAGAAATGGAAATTAAAGGTTGGTTATCTAAACAAGACATAACCAGAATGAAACAAGAAAATTTGTGTGAGTTAGTAAAAAGAGATAACAGAATAGACTATGTCTTTAATCAATCTTTAATGAAAGAATTTATGCCTAATTTTCTAAATAATTCCTCTTCTGTCATTTTTTATTCCAAATAAATGTTAGCCAATATTTCAATTTATTTACCCTTTCTTGTTGTTGTGGTTTATCTATTTTTTTTAAAAACGTCTGTCTAAATGCTAAAGTTTTTTTAGACAAATTTAATGCCTCACAATAGACCATGTAGTCCTTGCTGCAATTGTGTGTTTCTGTGCCGTCTGGAAGTGTCATGGGCTTCGTGGTGCGGTTTTTATTTGTTTTTGATACGAAGAGGTCTTGGCTAATCATCAAGCTCTTGTACGTTCATATATATACTATCTATAATCATCTCAACTGAACTGCCATCAGATAAATGTAATATTATTTCTGACTCACCTTGCACAACATCAACTGCATCTATGGTTTTGTCTGCCATGTGTAAAGCTATAAGTTGTACATCCATTTCTACTTTCCTTATATGGGTACAACGGAGTCTGAT